ATGCACCCCAAGCTCTAAGAGAAAGTAAAAGTCGGGTAGGCTTTCCATCTTTCATCTCAGCGCCAGGCATATTGCCCATTCGTGCTAAAAAGGATGCCCTACGAGGGTTGTCTCCCGACTTTACAGGCGCTTTTAAATTGCCACCTGTTTCTGCATTATAAGATGCTCTCCCCTTGGCATTCAAGCCCCCAGAAGCAGATTTGCCTTCTTTTCTTTGCCAAGCAGGGGATTTCATTTCTTTTTAGCAGTCTTAGCTGCTGCCTTAAATGCCGCCTCAGTAGGAGCGCCTTTAGAACCAACTTTACGCATCTTTTCCTTAGAACCAGCCTTGATGCGTTCTTGTTTGGCATGAATGTTAGCGTAAAGACCTTGTTTCATTTCTTGACCTTTCGAGCCTGAGATAAAGCAATGGCAATAGCCTGTTTGGGCTTCTTGACAACAGGGCCACCTTTGCCAGAGTGAAGCGTTCCCGCCTTGTACTCTCGCATAACCTTAGAGATTTTGGCTTCTGTTTTAGTCTTTTTCATTTGCCACGACCAGATTTTTTCATCATGTTAGTAGCAGTACGGCTACCACGGACAGGCATAGACTTAGGCTTGCCAACAGCAACCATGATGGTTACAGGCATACCTTTAGCCTTCTTAGGTGTCTTAGAACTGGTCATTTTTGGAGATTTGCCGTACATGATGATTCCTTATCGAATAAGTTTTGTTGCAATAAACGAAATAATGCCACCAACAACGGAGGCAATAGCCATCCCGACAAACATGCCACCTTTAGACTTGTTTGCCATCTCTAACAGAGCCTTAATGTCTTCACGCATAGCATGAACTTCAGTTTGAAGCGCCTGAACTTGGGCTTCTAATCTGCCAAACTCTCTTGGATCAATTTCAGACATTTGCGACTTTCTTTGGTCTTCCTAACTTCTTAACAGGAGTAGGAGGAGCTAAAACTACGGGTTTTTCATAGGTTTCAGGTGTTTCTTCTATATCAATTCTGACATAACCTGCATGACCCTTCATAGAGTCAATGTCATGCTGATGTATAAAAGTAACAGTCTGACCACTTTGTAAGCATCTAAATGTTGCCATAAGAACTCCATGAAAAAGGGGGTTATTAGCCCCCTTTTATTTAGACCATACGAGCCACAACAACACGGAGTGTTGAAGAAGCAAGGTCTGCTGTTGATCCAGACTCATTTTGAATACGGAACTTGACTGTATTTGCGGCAGAGACATAACCTGTCACTGTCAAACCAACCAAGTCCACACCCAAAGATGCGCCAATGACCATGTCACCCAAAGCTACGCCAGGGATTGTGATGTCGTCAGTCTCGCCAGCGCCATCGACTAATGAACCAGCGTCCAAGGTAGCACGAACTACCCATGTATCGCTGAAAAGTCCACGGAACTGGTCGTTACCACGCCTTACTGTTACTGCTGATGCGGTTGCCATAATAAATTCCTCCTAGATTAAGAAAACCCCCCACCTGTTAAGGCGAGGGGAAAGTGGCAACATTAGGCTGGAACTGCCAAAGCAAAAGCGGCAGAAGCGTTAGAAGCAGTACTTGTTGCGTTAGTACGCAGAGCCTTCACACCATAGATGGTGTCAGCAGTGAACAATGTACCAAGGTACTCTTGTTTGTACTGGGTCTGTGAACGAATGCCCAACTGCTCAACCAACACCATCGCATCACGATGACCCATCAAGCAAATGCGGTCTGTGCCAGAACCACCAGCGCCAGTGTCAGCATTAGAAGATGCAAAAACAGCCATGCCGTAGAGTTGACCGATTTCACCATTGCGGATTGCATCGCCATTGCCGACAAATGCTTGCTCAGTGTAACGAGCCAAACCCATCAGCGTGTTACGGCTTGAAGGTGGGATCAAGAAGAAACGACCATCCATAGGAATGTCGTTGTCGTCCAAACGCTGAATAGTTCTGCGGATAGCGGCATCAGTCAAAGCGGCAGCGTTAGATGATGTGCTGTTGTAAGCAGTAGTACCATCAGAGCCGATATAGGCTTTGGTAGTAGTGTTGCTAGTAGCATAGTCATCAGTACCAACTGTAGCGCCATTGAAAGCACGACCCAATTGAACCAAGTCAGTGTCGATACGCTTAGCCAAAGCATAACCAGCGTCTTCTGTATAGAAAGAGCGCAGTGATGTCAGGGCTTGAACTTCAACGATGTCTTCGATCAAACGGCTGTATTCATAGTGCTTGTTGATCAACACTTGAATGTTGGTGTCGCTTTCAGCGATCAGGGTAACTGCATCGGTAGCGGCTTTTGCAGAAGCAGAGCCACGGGCAGGGCTAGGGATGTTAACAGTGTCACCCTTTTTGCCTTTGAAAGACATCTTCTTGACCAAGTTAGCCAAGACGAGGTTCTTTTTATAGGCAGCAACAATTTCATCACTCCAAATCTCTGGAATGAAGTTAGCTGCGGAAGTAGTGGTTACACTGTTTGTTGGGGAAAATGCTGTATTAGCCATGATTAAAACTCCTAAGTTAAATTATCGAACACGACCTTCAGAGTACGCTTGCATGATTTCATCACTTAAAGCCTCATATCTCTGTGGGTCTGTCATCTTGAGACGAATAAGGTCAGTCCTTCTATAGACTCGTTTTGAACTCTCTCCAGAGCCACCAACATCCACTTGTGCGGCTTTCATGCTCTTTGTCCTCTGTGCGTTACCCGCTTGTTCAGACTCTTTAGCTTTAATACCACGCAACTGTTTGAAGGTAGACAACAATTCATTAGCCGAATCATAGTCAAAATCACCATCAGCCTTGGCATAAAGTCCCATGCGTACAGGTGAAGATTTCACCCAATTTTGGAACTCAGAATCATTGACCACTTGGGAGTAATCAGGGTGATCCTGTGCCAGCTTCTGCTGAATTTGCATCCGTTTGAACTCTTGACTAGCTTGTCTAGCCGCAAGTACATCTGGATGTCTATCAATCGTTTCTTGAACTGCTCTTTGAGGATTCTCAAAGAAATCAACTTCAGGCTCTTCCTCTTTTACATGCTGTTGCTTAGAACTAAGGTTTTGCTTTAGCAACTCGTCTGCTAATTTACGGACTTCACCGACCTCTTGTGCCTGTTTACCAATTAGCTTTTCAGCCTCCTGGTGCATCCGTACTACTTCTTCTAAACTTTTAGACCTGTATTTCTCAGGAAGTTCAGGTTTAGCTTCTTCAGTTTCAAGTTCGCCTAGCGGCTCAGATTCATTGTCAATCAACATATTTATGTTCCTGCCAAAATGGTTGTAGGATAATCAACTCGGCTTATCGCTTATGAGTTGGCTTTGCGCTCCGCATTTAATTTGTCAGTATGTCTAGCCTCAAACCGCCCATAAGCGGATGGGAAATGACCAGACCAACCTTCAAGATTAAAGCTAGGTGCGCTTATGACACGATGGGCAAGCCCACCGCACCCACACTGCACCTCAGTGACCTCATAAATCACCAAAGCCTCAGTGCGCTGCCCGCAATCGCAAGCAAATTCAAACATTCTTCTCATTCAAATCCTCGTATGCTCGTTCACTAACACTTTTTAGTGTTTTTAGCCAAGTCAGGATAGAAATCTCGCCTTTGCGAAATTGTAAACTTTTTTCATCAGTAATGGTAGACACATTATTTAATGCTTCTAACATTACATCAATATCCTCGATAAGGTCAATCCATCCCTGTTGGGCAAATAGATCAAACCTCGCCTCGTAATACTTTTGTAAATCGGGACTCATTTTGGCTCTACATCAGTAACTACTTCTAAGGCATCTTTGAGTAATTTGAAGAAAGCGTCTCTACCTACTTGAAGCTGATCAACATTGAACTTGGCAGAAGCCAGTTTCCGATCTAGGTCTGCCACATGGTTTACTAGAGTTTGTTGTTCAGGAGACATATCCTCAAATTGATACTCTACTCCGTCAATCGTCAATGGGGTTTTTGTGTTGTTGCCCATGATTTTCCTTTAATGTGCCATCAAGATCGAGTGATGGCTTCTCGTTTTACCAAGGCGTACCAGTAGCCTTAACAGGATTCTTCAGCAAAGCAATCTGATCCGCCAAAGAAGCCTCTGTCGCTGCTTTGTCAATGCTTTCCCACACCCAATCAAGGACTGTGGCTTCTGTGAGTGACGCATAAGGAATGGCGGGAGTGCCTTCAGCCCATGAGACTGTTGCGTAGGCAGAGGCAGAGTGTTCTCCGTCTACTGCTGTAGCTGTCCAATGTGCTGTGGTTACAAAGCCATTAGAGACTTCACGATCAAGGGTGTTGATTTTCCAAGTTACTGACATGATGTTTTCCTTTTAAAGATTAAAGATTAGCGGCATCTAAACGAGCCTTGAGAGATTCAATGATTGCTTGTTGTTCTTGGATGGCCGCTGTCAATGTAGCCACCAAGAATGATGTGTCAATGCCTTGCGGTTTAATTTTCCCATTAGCATCTACAGCGTCTTTTTCACCAACAACAGCATCAGGGCAAACTTCTGCAAGTTCGTGAGCAATAAAGCCTTCACCATTAGAGCCATCAGCGTTCCACTTATATGTGCAAGGCTTGAGCAGAGCCACTTTTGCCAATGCCCCTGTCATCGGTGCAATAGTGTTTTTTAGGCGGTAGTCAGATGAAGTGCCATAGGTTGTATTTGTTCCATTGGTTGTGACTGAACCAACTCCTGAGCCATTTACACTAAAGCGTATGAAAGTTGAATTTGAGTAGCCACTAACTTTTGCTAAATATATGTTGTCATCACCAGAATTTTGAACAACAAAATTACCTGAAGCTCCACTTGCTTGAATTCCAATTTTTCCATCCGAACCAACACCATTCATTGTGCTCGTAGTCCCCACCAGCAAGTTACCGCTTGAGTCTATACGGGCACGCTCCGTGTCTGCTGTAAAGAATCTCATGTTGTAACTTGACACCATGTTGAAACGGATATCACCGCCACCATCAATGAATTGACGATAATCAGCAGCACCGCTTCCTGTGCGAGTTATAAACAAACCAACATCGGCACTTGCTCTACTTAATTCAAGAGCAGCGTTGGGGCTTGTAGTACCAACACCCAAATTCCCACTAGCATCCAGAGTCATTGCCTGAGTAAAGGTAATGGCGTTTCCTGCTGTGCCTGATGCCGCTTGTTGCCAAGATGTTTCACCGGTACTTCCGTTTTGGTACATATAGGTAGCGTACCCGTCAACAATGTACCTCCAGTTTGTTCCATCAAAGTAGGCGTTTGCGATAGAACGAAGACGACCAGCACCGCTATCACCAACAATTGCGCTTCCTGTACCTAGCTGAATAACTTTTCCAAGCGCAGCCTGCCAAGCACTAGGAGTAACTCCCAATCCTAGATTGCCTGAGGAGTCAAGGGTTAATCTAGCTGAACCTACTGCGTTGTCAAACAATGAAATTGCATTTGTCCCTGCTACAGTTTGCCATTGGTAATCAGATGTTGAATTACGCAAACGCAAAGCTGAAGTGCCAGAGGACGCACGAGCAGTAATCGTGCTGTAAACCTCTAATTTATCGCCAGGACTACTTGTACCTATGCCAAAGTTACCAGCAGTCGTAAGGCGCATCCTTTCGCTCCAAGTGATGCTAGAACCTGCCGCACCAGTGCCACCAGTTGCAAAACGAATATCTCCATCAGCAGCATCGGCATATATTTTGTTGCTGTATCCAGTTTGAACACGCTTTTCTGCTGCAGTTGTTTCTTCAACATAAAAGTTTAAGCCAATTTCATAGCCATTTGACATTGAAATTGCGCCAACAGAAGCACCAAATTGTATTGCCGTACGATTGGTAAACCAACGACTAGGTGTAATTCCTAATCCTAGATTTCCTAATGAATTTAGAATTAAAGCATTTGCATTTGCTGTGTTGCCAATACTTATATCACCAGAACCAGTTGTAAGCCCAATATACAAATTGCCATTAGAAGCCGCTTCAATGCGTCCAACATTAGTGCCGTTGTAGTCGGTATAGATTCCAGAGTTTCCAGAAGTTCTTTTTACATACAAAGCAGAAGCAGGGCTTGTAGAACCGATACCCAAATTGCCTGAAGTATCAATGCGTAAACGCTCGGTATCGTTAATAATAAAAGCAAGCGGATGATTAGTAGTCATGCCTGTATAACCAACTGTTCCTCCTGCTAAAAGAATGTTTTTAGGGCCACTGCTGTTATACGATTGAATACGAGGGTCTGAGCCATACACATCAAGTTTTACACTAGGACTACTTGTGCCGATGCCTAGATTGCCTGACGAGTCGATACGGGCTCGTTCTGAGCCGTTGACTTCAAAACCAAATGCAGTACTGTCAACGATGCCAATCTTTGCATCAATGTTGCCAACATCAACAAATCGAATTTTTGGATTAGCAGTGCGGCTGATTTCAAGGGCTTCTGTAGGACTACTAGTGCCAATACCCAGACCTGTGCTGGTTAGGCGCATGGCTTCAGATCCTGAAGAATAAAATGCTGTGTTTGCAAAACCAGAAGCAGAATCGTTAATAAGAAGAATGTTACTTGTGTCGGAAACTGAACGTATTGCATTTACAGCACCTACGTTTGTTTTTGAAACAATAAGCCCGTTTCCAGAAAAAACACTTTCAAAACTACCATTTCCACCAAGCGTTAAAGTTGTGCCATTAAAAGTAAGCGCAGAACCAGTTGTCAACGCACTTGTAGATGAAGCGTAAACAACGCCACCGCTTGTAAACGATGAAAGCCCTGTGCCACCATTGGCTGTTCCCAATGTTCCAGTAATATCGGAAGTGGATAAACTGATTGCATCCCAAGATGTATTCGTGCCATCAGTCTGTAAATACTTGCTTGCATTGCCAGTTTGTGTAGGCAATAAAGCATTTAAAGCAGCGTTAGCGGTAGTCTGTCCTGTGCCACCATTAGAAATAGCAACAGTACCTGTAACATTGCTTGCTACACCTGTAGTATTCTGATTAAAGGTAGGCCAAGTAAATGAGCCAGTGCTAAAGTTGCCTGATGCTGGTGTACCAAGAATAGGAGTTACCAATGTTGGGCTGTTTGCCAACACATTGTTTCCTGATCCAGTATTAGTAACGCTAATTACATTCTTACCTGCATCTAATGCCAGGGCTGATAGTGCTGTTTGGTCAGTCAATGTCATTGTACTAACGACTGTCAAACCAGAAAACTTACCAATATCAGGTGTTGTTACGCCAATAGAAGTAAAGTTAATCGTGCCACCAGTGATTGCAACGCTACTGGCATTTTGGGTTGCCATCGTTCCAAGACCAAGATTTGTTCTTGCTCCAGAAGCAGTAGAAGCACCAGTACCGCCATCAGCAACAGCTAAATCAGTGATACCAGTGATACTGCCACCAGTGATAGAGACATTGTTTGCCGCTTGAGTAGCAATCGTACCCAAACCACCAATATCGGCAGTTGTCAAAGTAACAGCACCAGTTCTACCAGCGACAGAAGTCACCAAATTAGATTGGTCAATCTTTTGCCAAACAGAACCATTGAAAATAGCCCAATCGCCTACTTGCCAATCAGTAATTCCATTAAGGTTTGTACTGCCTGAAACAGAAACAATGTAGTAGTAGTTGGATGTTCCAACACTAGATGTCAATGTTGGTGTATTTGTAGAGGCATTCCATGTGCCTTGATAACTTAAACCAGAGATGATGGCATTGATTTGATTTTGCAAACTAGTCAAAGTGTCCAAAACTGTTTGACTTGTGCCACCACCATTGGTGATAACTTTGATCTTTTCTGCAATGTCAGCAGCAACAACTTCACCAACATTGATAACACGACCAGAAGACAGACTAATGATCAAACTGCCATCAAAGTCGATGTGAGCATCGGTTATCGATACGCCATCTTCTCCGTCTTGACCATCCTTACCATCTGCACCTTTAGGGCCATCAAATCCTCTAGGGCCAGTAGCACCATCTCTACCATTTCTACCATCTTTACCATCACGACCATCTTTGCCGTTGATGCCATCACGACCATGTTTACCATCAATGCCATCTCGACCATCTTTGATATTTGCTACACGCTGTTCAATGGTTGCTGTAACGCCATCATACTTCTCACGAATATCAGCATCAATCTTCTTTAGTGCTTGGACAACCAATTGCACATTCTCAGCGGCTTTGCGCTGTTGCATCGCCTTGATTTCTGATACTGAATTGCTAACAGAGTTGAATAAGTTATCAGCAATACCATCTACTGCGCCATCAAATACTTTATCGATTGCCATTCTGTAGCTCCGTGTTCAAACTTTCCAAAAAGTCGTTTTCAACATCAACAACATTGTTCCTTGCATTATTCATCTGCAATTCAACAATCTTGCTCTTGTTCTTTATATCGGCTTCTTTCAGCATTAGTTCGGCAATCTTAACTCTTTTATCAAACTCATTGGACTCATTTCCTTGAGGAAGATTCTTTGTTGTAGAGGCGATCACTTTTGCCTGAACTTCTTGTGGCATCAATTGTGCCTCAGTCATCAACTTAGTAGCCTCTGCACGATTCTGCTCTGCTTGTGTAGTCTGTACAGCAATCTGAGCCTGTGCCGCTTGCAAAGCCAACTGCTGTTGAACTTGCTGCATTTCTTTAGCCTGTGGATCAGGTTGACTCATTTGATCCAAAGCACCAATCAACTCATATCTGTTAGACAGTGAAGAATTGTTCAAAATTCCCTTCAATATCAATGGCAACACTGGTGTATTAGGGCCAAGGGTCTGCAACAAGCCAATAAACTGCTGTTGCTCATACTCTCTAGCAATAATACCCAAAGTAGCAGTCGGAATGAACTTCATGTCCACAGAAGGATAACGCTCTGGGTCAAACTGCATGTATCTGAATGCCGCTTTCTGGATAAACGGAATCAAGAAGTCTTCTTGGAAGTTAACCAAGGTACGCTTGTATTTCTTGATAATGGTCGCCACAGCCATGCTCATGCCAGCGCCATCACGACTTGCCTGACCAACCATACCTTGACTGTCTAAAGTGCCTGTCGCTTGCAATAACATGCGCTCAAACTCTTTAGCAGTATTCAGGTTGTTCAGACTTGTTTCACCAAACTTGAATGGGAACAGAATCTCAGCAGGATTACCATTGGTCATAAACGCTTTGCCTGGCTTTACCTCAAACTTAGCGCCTCTAGGTAAGCGAGTAGCATCCATACCCATCATTGGGCTAGTAGTAAGTGCCAAGCTGTCCAAATGTGACCTGACTTGGGCATCAATAGCCTTTTGCATGTTGTAAGACTTCTCAACAGTGCCACGACCAGGCAGTCTGTTAGGAACAGTATCGTCTTGATAGGTCAGAACAGGTCTGTCCTTCATCATGTATGGGTTTTCTTCTGCTTTCAGAAGGAGTCCATCATTGGCAATCACAACAATTGCCTCTACCATGTCGGAATAGTCCTCTGCTGCAGAGTCATCAGGGAACAACTCTTCAACTTCTACATCTTTTTCAGTCAGATACTCTCTTGGAACTAAGCCGTAGTATGTCAAAAGACGCACTTTTTCATCACGATATTGGCTTAACTCTTGGGTAGGCTCTAAATCTGTGTCTTCATAGCTAGGAGTGATGTCTACCTTGCGGTAAATACCCTTCTCAATGCCTTCAACAATCTTGTGGATGCCAACATACTTCTCAATTGCCACACCCATACAGTCATCAACGCTTGTTCCGTTAGGGTCGTACAAGAAGTTTTTAGGGTTGACAGGCATGATCTTCACGGCAATACGGGTTTTCTCAACAACACCGATAGCCGCTTGACCCATTTGACCTGGAATTGTCTGTGTAGAAGGCTCAAAAACCTTCTCTGTTTTGACAACAATCTCGCCAATGCCAGTTCCGTAGATTTCTGCCATCAACTCAATCTGGTCGATAGATTTACGGATTTTGTCTTGTTTAAAGTCTTCCATCAGTTGAGCTTTGAGCATCTCAACATCTAATGGATTTCCGTTTATGTCTTTCAGGTCATCTTCAATGTCAAAGAATTCACCTTGACCAAAGATTGCTTCCATGATCTCTGCATGGCGAGTCTCTACGGCTTGTTGGGTAGCGGGAGTTACGATTCTTGAACGCTCAGAATCACGAGTTTTATCTTCAGCAGCCCATTCGCCACGGAAGATACGCTCGTATTCTAGGTAGTCATCAAGGAAATTGGTGTTTCGATAGTCTCGCCATCTATCGCAATGGTCAGTGACGAATGCCGTTAGTTCTTTGTCATTCTCTGTCGGCTGGTAAAACTCGTTTTGATCCATGATAGTCCTTTACCTACCTTGCGAAGCAGGTTGTTGATTTTGCACTCTCTGTGCTTGGTCTAATAGTAGCATTAACTGCGTTGCAATTGTAGGGTCAATGTGCTGTGGAGCTGATTGTGCAGAGGGTGCATCAGGATAATTTGCATATTGCAAAGCAAAGGCTAATCCCTCATCACCCCTCGTTCTGTATCCAACATTTTCTTTTGTATATTCAGGTTGTATTGCAGACGATTGTTCTGTAACTTTGTTGCCCATGATCTTTGCAAAGTTATCTATAAATTGACGCTCAATTTCAGATTTATTAGATTTTGCTTTTATTTCGTTAAATTGCTTATAAAGTTGTGTTTCAACAGCATGAGTCAATTCGTGTGTTAGTGTCGGTGCAATTAAATCAGGATTTACAGTAGATGCATTCCTGTTTAAACTAATAACTCCTCTTTGTGGAACATTAGCATTGCCAAATAAACTTTGTGATTTAAAACTACCAAAGTTACTTGATGGCTTATTCATATAAGCAATCTCTGGAAAAGATCGCCTACTCATCAAATAGTTAGCAATTTGTTGATAATCAGGATTGTTTGAGGCGCTCCTAAGTATATTTGCTATAGTTTGATCCATATTAGACTCCTGAGATTACATCCATCGGTTGCCATTCATCGGTCTCAGAGTCATCAAAATAGCTTGTGACTGCTAACTGATCAATGTATGACAAAGCGTCAGGTAAATCATCGTGAACGCCCTGTGATGGAAACATAAGAAGTTGGTCAACAAAAGCATCCCAATCTTCTTCGCTATTCAGGATGATTCTCCCATGTTCGAACCTTCCTTGCAACGACCAAATGATTCTATCCGCTTTTTTTCTATTACCATGCGTCAAATCAACGATATGGCTGTACACATTGTTTTTCCGCATCAAGTCACTCAAATAGGGCAAAACAGCATTCTTCAATGCCCCCTTCTCTATTCCAATGCTCAAAGGGCGGTAATCCCTCATCTTCATCAGAATCTTAGCCGCAGTCTCCCGAATATCCCACCTTCCGTGTTCTATCTCTTTGACAAACCACTTACCATCCTCAGTCACCTTCACCACAGCAATAGCAGACTCATCCAACCTCTTCTTAGAATTAGCCGCTTGTTTGGCAACTTCCTCAAATCCAGCTAAGTCAACCGCTATATAGTAACTGCCATACTCAGGCTCTTGACCATACTTAACCCATTCTTCCTTAAAGACATCAGCACCCGCATTCGAGAAAGAAGCCAAATACTCTTGTTTGAAAGCAAAGCTACTCAAGGTCTTTTTAGCACTCTCAATCTCTTTAGGGTCGATCAAAGGGTTGTCTTGAGTCGTGAAGTGCCAACTCTTCCAATCCTCATCCTCTCCACTCTCACCCAACTTAAAGGTGTCGTGAAACCAGTTCCTACCCTTTGGAGTCCCAATAAACAAGGCTCTACCCTTCTTGTCAGACAAAGAAGCCCTAATAACTTGTTCCCATGCTTCAGGCTTAATATCGGCTACCTCATCCAGTACAGCATAGGTCAAACTCACACCCCGTAAGGTATCAGGTCTATCAGCACCACGGACATAAATCCTAGCCCCGTTTATCAGGGTAATGTCTAAGTTGTTCACATGGGAGTTCTGTATGACTTCTCTACCAAGGTCTAACAACAAGTCCCAGATAATCTGTCTTGACTGACCCATAGTCGGTGATACATACAGCACAGCAGAGCCTTGAGGACACTTCAATCCCTCTATCAGCAAAGTAACAGCCGCCATCCGAGACTTACCACATCTACGCCCAGCAGCCACTACCTTGAACCGAGTCTGGTCTTTAAATACCTCTTGTTGCCAAGGAAGCAAGCTAAAATTAAGGTCTGCCATACTTGTCCTCTACATCTGTTGGCTCAGTATCAATCACCGTAGGATTTATATCTCCTAAACCACTAATTGTGATACTTACAGCACTCCTCTGGCTCTTATCCTTCTCAAACATACTAACAGGCAAAGTCCTGTCTAAACACATCTTCAAAGCCACCAATTGATGCGGATGCTCATCATTCAAAGCAATCTCAATCACCTTCTGAGCCACATCCTTACCCCCAGACCTAATCATCAACTCCTTCAACTCCTTCAACCTCTGATGGTCAGTCTTAGGCAATACAGACGGA